TCAAGAATCATATAAACTTGATTATATCGCACAAATAGAACTTGGTGAGAAAAAAATTGATTACTCGGAGTATGGTAATCTTTTAGAACTATACAAGAACAACTATCAGAAATTTATTGAATATAATATTCATGACTGTGTTCTTGTTGACAAACTTGACGATAAATTAAAATTTATTGAACAGGTTATGGCCTTTGCTTATGATGCGAAAGTAAACTATAATGATACAATGACAACTGTTCGTTCTTGGGATGTTATTATTCATAACTATCTGCTTGAACGTAATATTGTAATTCCACAATTTAAACATAATTCTTCTAATGAAGCATTGGTTGGTGGGTATGTTAAAGAACCAAAGATTGGTTTGAGTAAATGGGTTACTTCATTCGATCTCGACAGTTTATATCCTCATTTGATTATGGGTTATAACATAAGCCCAGAGACTTTTGTTGACAAGGTTGGTATTCCTTCAATTGATTATCTTTTAAATGGTGATTGGGAATACAGAGATGGTTCTGTTGCATACGCTGCGAATGGTTGTACATACCGTAAAGACGAGCAGGGGTTTCTTCCTGCATTGATGGAAAAGATGTATAATGATCGTGTTGTGTATAAGAAAAAGATGCTTGAAGCGAAGAAAAATTATGAACAAACTAAGAGTAAAGAAGATGAAAAGGTAATTTCTCGTTATCATAATATGCAACTTGCTAAAAAAATTCAGTTGAATAGTCTTTACGGCGCTATTTCAAACAAATACTTTCGTTGGTTCAATCATAATCATGCTGAAGCAATTACTATGTCTGGTCAGCTTTCTATTCGTTGGATCGAACGTAAGATGAATCAGTTTATGAACAAGCTTCTTAAAACTGATGCTGATTATGTTATTGCTTCTGATACTGATTCAATTTATGTTGAAATGAATGAACTTGTCAATAAAGCATTTCCTGATGCAGATGATCTTAAGATTGTTGATGCTTTGGATAAGTTTATCGAAGCAAAGGTTCAGCCTTTCATGGATAATTCATATCAAGAACTAGCTGATATGATGAATGCCTACCAGCAGAAAATGAAGATGAAGCGTGAAACTATCGCCAATAAAGGTATCTGGCGTGGTAAAAAAATGTACATCCTCAATGCTTGGAATATTGAAGGTGTGCAGTATAGCGAACCGAAACTAAAACTTCAGGGCATTGAAGCTGTTCGTTCGTCAACTCCCCATGCATGTCGTGAAAGTATTAAAGAAGCTCTTGGTATCATTATGAATGAAGACGAGCAAAATTTACAAAAATATATTGAACGTTTTAAAAACAAATTTTTAGAACTACCTTTTGAAGAAGTCGCCTTTCCAAGAGGGGTAAAGGGTATGGAAAAGTATAAAGATAGTTCTAATATCTATAAGAAAGCTACACCAATTCATGTAAAGGGTGCGTTGTTATTCAATCATCTTTTGAGACAAAAAAATATTAACAGAATACCTCCAATACAAAATGGAGATAAAATTAGATTTGCGTATCTTAAATTACCTAATCCTTTACAAGATTCTGTTATCGCAACTCCAGACGAATTACCAGATGAACTCAAATTGGATAAATATATTGATAGAGATTTACAATTCGAAAAAGCTTTTCTTGAGCCTATCCGTTCAATAACAAGTATTATTGGATGGGAGGTGGAAAAAAAGTCAACTCTAGAAGATTTTTTCTCATAAGGACATAAAAGATGAAATTAAATGAAAACGACGATTTCGGATTCAGTTTAGTATCTGAAGACGAACTAAAGGCTCATGAAGATTTACTTCGTAGAAAAATAGAAGAACAAACTGAAGTTGTTCAAAAAACAGAGGCAGAACTTAAAGATAAATTAGATGGTTTGCGTGCTATGATTATGCCATTGCTTATTAACTTATCCAAAGATCCTGATAAGTCTTATATCTTTTGGCCAGATAGAGTACAAAAAATAGAAAAGTTTATTAAAAAAGTAAACGATTATGTCGATGGGTAATATTATTCTTTCTATACTAACATTAATTTCTGGTCTTTCTATTTCTGCCATAGCAGCTTATTATTCTATAATAGGTCTTACAGCTATATTTGCAGCTTCCTTTTGGCCAGTTGTTATTATGGGGTCGGCGTTAGAAGTTGGTAAACTTGTAGCTATCTCTTGGCTCTACAATCATTGGAGTAGAGCACCTTTTCTTATTAAAACATATTTTATTTTTGCTATTGCTGTATTGATGTTTATTACATCGATGGGAATCTTTGGTTTCTTATCAAGAGCGCATATTGAACAGACACTTTCTAATAGTAACTCTGACATAGAAATAGTAGCGATTGATACTAAAATTGAAAGAGAACAAAAACGTATTGACAGTAATCAAACTGTATTAGATCAATTAGATAGTGCTGTTCGTGTTCTTACAGAAGCTCAACGTATCAGAGGTAATGATGGTGCTATCGCTGTTCGAGAAGCCCAACAAGAACAAAGAGATGCTTTACAAGCTGAAATAGATAAAGCTCTTGATGAAATACAAAAGTTGAATGAAGAAAAAAGAACTTTAGAGATAGAGCAGGTTAAACTAGAGGCAGAAGTTGGACCAATTAAATATGTCGCTGAAATGATATTTGGCGAATCGGATAAAGAAATAATTGAAAGATCTATTAGGTATGTTATTGTCATATTGATTTTCGTTTTTGATCCATTAGCAGTTCTCTTGATGTTAGCGTTTAATATGGGAATGACTTATAGAAAAAAACCCTTGACTAATTTACCAGAACCAGGTATACTTGAAATTGATGATAATTTTTTGAACGAAGGAGTAAGTAATGTCACTAAGAGACAGACTAATAAAAAACAGCACAATAGATCTAACAAACACGCTGACAGAAAGTAAAATTTTCACCAAAAAAGATATGATTCCAACACCAGTGCCAATGATTAATGTGGCGTTGAGTGGAACTGTTGATGGTGGTATGACTCCAGGTCTTACCATGTTAGCAGGGCCATCTAAACACTTCAAGACTGGTTTTGCTTTGTTGCTCGCTTCTTCGTTTTTGAAGAAATATGAAGATGGTGTAATTCTGTTTTATGATTCAGAGTTTGGTACTCCTCAAGATTATTTTAAAACATTTAATATTCCATTTGAGTCAGTTATTCATACTCCAATTACTGATGTTGAAGAACTAAAATTTGATATCATGAAGCAACTTAAAGAGATTGGCCGAGATGATCGTGTCATGATTATTATTGACTCTATTGGTAATCTTGCTTCGAAGAAAGAGGTTGAAGACGCTCTTAATGAAAAGGCTGTCGCTGATATGTCAAGGGCGAAACAGTTGAAGTCTTTGTTCCGTATGATTACACCACATCTTACTTTGAAAGATATCCCAATGGCCGTTATCAATCATACGTATAAAGAAATTGGATTGTTCCCAAAAGATATTGTTGGTGGGGGGACTGGAAGTTATTACGGTAGCGACAATATCTGGATTCTTGGAAGGCAACAAGATAAAGAAGGTGGAGATATAGCAGGTTATCACTTTGTCATCAACGTTGAGAAATCTCGCTATGTGAAAGAAAAGTCTAAGATTCCTATTACTATTTCCTTTGAAGGCGGTATCAATCGTTGGTCTGGATTGCTTGACCTTGCTCTTGAAGGTCAGTATATGGCAAAGCCAAAAAATGGTTGGTATGCTGTTGTCGATAGAGAAACTGGTGAACTTAAAGAACCAAATATGAGAGCAAAGGATTTCCTTAATAATAAGGAGTTCTGGAAAAATATGTTACAAGAAACTGATTTTGCTGATTTTATTAAGAAAAAGTATAAAATTTCTGTTGGCTCAATTATGGATAATGATGATGTATCACCCGAAACTGACGATATCTGAGTATTATAGTGACGACCTCACCAAAAAGGCTGAGGTTATTCAAATGGACAGAGGTTATGTTATTGACTTTTATCTCAATAACGAGTATAATCACTCTATAACCTATACAAGCAAATCTTTGCAGTATGTTGAAGATGCAGCAGAGAATTAT